ATCCATCTGATTTCTTGTCGTCTCGCTTTGCAGAGCGCATGGCATCGGTAACGTCAAGCCCTTCGCCGGGAATGTTCAGGACGAGATACCCACCAACCTTGATGCAACGCCACCAATCCGCCAAGGCCGTGATAGCGCCTTCGTATTGGTCGCAGTAAATTGCATCGACGCTGGCGTCCTCGACAACCAGAGACAGATCAAGCGGGTCTTCGACTCGAATATCCGGCCTTGTGTCTTTGCCCGGAACATCTACACAGAGAAAGTGCGGGAACGCCTTATTCCCGATGCCAAGGACTATGCCACGGGTGAACTCAACGACTTCATACTTGATGTTCGGCGAAGACAACCTGATCTCCTTCAGAGCGATTATTGATTCTGAAGTATCCGCCAACCCCTCTTAACCAGTGGCCCACTCCGGCAAAGAGCGGTAGAAGTAATGCCCGCCGTTGCGGTCGATTAGCGGCTCAAGGCCGTGTTGAACAGCAAGCGTTTTAAGGGACTTGCGCGAGAACAGTGAGATGTGTCCATTCCGTGGAGCGGCGTACCACCAGCCGCCAATATCCTGCCCGTCCGAGACGTTTGTACTAGCTAGTATCAGCCCTTCGTCATCAAGATAAGATGCAAGGTGCCGCATGAGGCGTTGAGGGTCCGGAACATGCTCGAACACTTCAAACACAGTTATCAGATTGAACTTGCCTGCCGGAGCTTCAAAATGGACAAACGGGTCGTAAGCGGTCGAATCAAATCCGGCTTTCAGCAGCTTCTCGGTCAATCGTCCGTCTCCACTGCCGAAATCCAAATGGCGAATTTTCTTGCGAGCGAACGAGTAGGAATAGATCAGGTTCTTCGCCTGTCGGTCTGCCCTTTCGCCTTTGTACTCCGGGTCGAACAGGATGTAGTCATCGTTGTAGATATGCTCACGAAACCACTCTGGCGGTTTGTTGCACATATCCGGGGCATGACAGAATCCGCAGGACGCACAAAGGAAATAGGCGACGAGATCGCCGCCTTGGTTTCCTTCGCATGACTTCTGCATCGGTATGTCGACGTGATGACGAGACTCGCCACCACAAACCGGGCAGATCATTCGCTAGTGCCGCCGCTCAGAATTGCTTCGACCTGCGAATCAACGTCACTGGCAACCACCTTGCGGGGACGGCCAGGACGTTTCTTTTCGGGTTCGGGCTCACAAGTCATTTCGTTGCCTGCCCCGTTGAACAGGAGCCCATCCTGCTCGTATGCCGCTCCGTCGTCACTGCCGTAGATAATGCCGAAGTCGCGGCTTCGATCAAGTGTGCGCATCAGCACTCGCCTGGGCAGCTTTCAAACACGGAATCAGACTTGGTTCCGCCGAGACGACCGAGCGAATTTGTTGCGTCGGGCTGGCAGTCCATGCCCATCGCGTCAAAGCCGGCCATGCCGGTGGAGACGCCCTTGTTGGACATTGCGCCTGGCTGTTCCATGTTGCCGGTCTTGTTCAGTTTGGCGAGGTCAGCGGTGTATTGGCTCATTGTGAAACTCCTTGTCGGGGGATGGTGTTGTTGAGTACGGAAAGTTTGCTACTGTCCCTCATAAGTGAGTCTATTTGACGTGCGCCCACCGCTCTCCGGTATTGATCCGGCTGATCGCCATCTGTTGAACCCCAAACACAGCAGCAATCCTATGTTGAGGAATGTTTGCAGCCAGCATCACGCGGATTTGCCTTACCTGGTCGTCAGTCAATTTTGCCTGTGCATTCTTAGCACCAGCTAAGTGACGGTTCTTGGTCTTCATGTCCTGAAGGTTTTCCTTGGCCGTCCCAAGGAACAGATGGTCAGGATTGCAGCAGCGAGGCGTATCGCAGGTGTGGCACACCTGAATGCCTTCCGGTATCAGCCCCTTGTAAAGCAGGTAGGCGATTCGGTGCGAATACTCTTGCTTGCGCTGCCTGGGCAATTTCATCTGCCCGTAGCCCTTCCCCGCGACGGAAGCAGTCCAAATCCAGCAGGCACCAGACTTGTCCAGCTTGGCTTCAAAGCGGGCGATAAATTCTTGATCGAACATAAAAATACTCCGGTTGTTTAGGCCGGAGTATTGTACCACGCTATGACTGGTATTACTAAGCAGCGCTATCCCACTTCACCACCCGCGCTTGCGCTGCGGAGTTGTGGATCAAGCCCATACCTCCTAAGTAATACCAGGCGATACCACGCGACCGGCCGTAGTCAGTCGGGATCTTGCCTCGCATCTCTTCCATCACCGCAATGCCTTCCGCGACGGTGTCGGCGCCGAAGAAGAAAGCCCAATTGGACTTGGCGTTAGTCCAGGACGCCTTGGCGATGTTGTTCTGCTCGACAAACCGGGTGTTCTCGTAGCGACCGACTTCACCGTTGGCAATCAGGCCGAAACCTTCCGACGTGTACTGCTTGATGGACTCAAGGTCGTTCTTGAACTGACGCCAGGTGGTCGGGTGCGCGATGGCGAAGTAGTCATCACCCTCATACGGCGGGATGTTGCGTTCCTTCATCAGATCGACAATCGACTTGACGTGTTCTTTGCCAAGCGCGATGTTGTTGGTGAGCGTCGCGGTGCCGTTGGTGGTGAGCGTGACCGCAGACGTGTTCGTACCAGCAGTCGGCACGACGCGCAGCGGGGTCAGGTTGAATTGGCCGTGAGCGGCGATGTCGAAAGCCTTCTTCGCGTCGTTCTTCAGGACTTTGTTGATGACTTCCTTGACCGGATGCTCGGACAGGTCGTCCAGTTTGCCGGTGTAGGGTACGGAGTTGCCGTATTCCGTCATCGTCAGCGTGCCTTGCGTGATCGTGAAGTTCGTTTCCGGAATGGTGCTGCCTTCGGCCAGGACCGTGCCTTGACCAGCGGTATCCGAATAGACGTTCCAGTGGAATTCCTGCCCCTTGTGCAGACCGCCAGCGGCAGCGTCCTTGACATCAGCGAACTGACGGAACTTGCAGAGAGGTTGAACGGCCATACGCAGCACTTTGGACAATTGGTCCGAGTACATATAGCCACCGAGAGAGTTGGTTCCCCAAACTTGACCAGCCATGATGTTGCTCCTTCAAATAAGTGTTCAGGCGGACAGGGATTGCCCGATCCTGCGGCGCGCTACCTCACGAATCAATGCGGATTGATCCGGTTCCTCGCTTTTCACGGGCATACTGGTAGCGGTTGCGGACGCGCTTGGAACATTGTCCAGTCGATCCTTGTTCTCCTGACGCGCGCTTTTCGGCTTCGGCGTGTCCTGCTGACGCCCGGTTGGGGTCTTGCCTAGTGACTTGTACAAACTCTCGGCCACGGACAGCAACGCCTCGGCCCTGGGCACACCAGAACTGACCAAGTTTGTTGACTGCATGACCACAAGTTGCTCAAGATTACTGTCGGCAACGAGATCCGGGTAGTCGCTCTTGACACGCTCGACGGCAGAATTGAATGCCATGCGTTCGAGAACTTGTTCGGCAAGCACGTCCGCATCTACTTCCTGACGGCGGGTGGGCTGGTCGCCGCCCTTCGTTTTGGCAAGTAGGTTGACAAGTGCTTCCGCTGCGGCCTCTTGATCTCCGTCGTACAACTTGGACATCATTTCGGCGGCTTCTTCACGCAAGTTTCCCTGCGGTACTTCTTGCTCTGCCACTTGATTCTGTGCAGCCAATTGTTCTGCTTCGCGCAATATACGGGCGGCCTCTTCCAGCCGGCGATCTGCTGCGGAATTCTTCTGGTAAGCACGAATCAGGTCTTCGGCGGAAACTTCCTGCTCGACGCCATCGACCTTTACCTTGAATGCACCAGGAACCGGAGCCTGCTCGACTGCGGCAGGCGCTTCTTCTTCGACCTCTTCTTGACCCTTGTCGTCAGACAACGACATGCCCATTTCCTCTTCCATGCGGGCACGGTGCCCTTCCTCGATTGCCGCCAAAGCTCTTGCACGGGGAGATTCAGGAGATGTCAGGGTGGGCTGTTCCTTGTCCGTTACGTCTTGATTGATAGCATCGGACATATCCTTTGGGTTCATTTAAGTCAGTCTCCTTCGTTGAGTTCGGCTTCAGAGTTGATTCCAGCCTGAATGGCTTCAGCCAACCAGTATTGGATTGCTTCTGCACGGTAAATCTTGTTTTGCAGTTCCCGTATTTCCTTCGGACATTCAGGATCAGCAGTCTTCAGGTCTTCGATTGCGTCCTCGATTTCTTCGTCGGCCCGCTTGCAAAGGTATAAGCCGATTTCGGACGCAAGAAACGCCTCTACCTGCAAACCAAAGTCAATCGACTGCGCCAACGGATTTTTCTGATCGTTTGTCATGGGGCGGAACTTACCTTAGTCCCTCATCATCGGACTCGATGCCTTCGTTCATTCCCGTCCTGGCTGGAAACATGGGAGACGTGTTCCCGCTTTCCGGAATATCGACAGGTCCAACCTGCTCGGCTACTGCCCCGGCTTGTGCCATCGGGAAGTTAGGATCGACTCCAACAGGATTGGGGGACTGATACCCGGCGGCTTTCATCAATTCATCGGCGATAGGTGCAACCTGCGGCATTTGCGCGATGACTTCGGCGCTCTGCATTGACGAATAAGTGGCCTCGACACCCTTGGCAACCTTTTCTGCGTCAATCTTGCCTATCCTGGCCCTGATCTCATCGACCATAGCGGCAACCAGTTCAGGCGGATTCTTGGCTTCGAGTTGTTGGGTGAGTTGCTGAATCTGCTGCTCAAGCTGCGCAACGCGCGGATCGCCTTCGCCATCGAACTTGAAGAACCGTCCTCCGTCCTTGTGTCCAAGCGCCCCGAAGATTTCCTTGATGATTTCGGTAGAATCGACTCCGTGTTGCGCCAGTACGCCATCTGCCAAGGCTGTCTTGACACCGTTGATGCCAGTCAGCAGGTTGTTGATCTTCTGCGTCGGGCTGGTGGCATTCATACCAACTGAAACAGAAAGAGTAAGTTCCCGGTTCAGAAGATCATCGGTGATGGCATCCATTCCGAGTTGCTGGAACATCTTCGACTTTCCAGCAGCCAGTGCGAGGATGACCACATCTGTTTCGTATGCCTGTTCGAGCAGAACAAGTTGGCGCAAAACAGGCTCGGCCCATGTCTCAATGAATGTCTTGATTCCGTAGGCTCTGACCTTGTTTGCGTCGGCTGAGAGGATTTCCATGCCGCCTACGGTTTCGTTAAGACGACGGTTCGCGGCGACGCTGGACTGGCTCATGTTGCCGGAAATCTCATCGAAGTCCATGTTAAGCCGGTCCTGCTCTTGATACGAAGACCCGGTAACATCATTCGTCTCAAGAACCTTCACGTCCTCGTCGGGATTGGTCATCAACGTGATACCGCCAGCAACCGACCGGGTGAGCGCACGAACATCAACCTGTCGATTTCTTCGGACAAAGAACCGCTTGTTCATGGCGAACTTCACGTTGTCGATTCTTTGGTTTGCGATCTCGTTGATCTCGGCCTGCGTGTCTCGCGTCAGTCGCACATCGCCAGCAGGATCAACCCTGTGCGTCTCAATGACGGCTTTGCCCATAACGAACGGTCGCCGACCGTGTGCATATTGAATCGTCAGCGGCTCTGGATTCGATAGAAGAAACTCTGTCCCGAGCGTGTAGAACATCACGTCTTGACCGGAGTCATCGGCCATCACATTCAGGTGCACCCACACAATCGAGAATGCGTTGATGCTGGTAACTGCGTCGGAGCTTGATGCTCTGTCGCCCTCGCGCAACGTCTTGGTCGAGTCAGAATACTTCCTAGATGCAGACAGGATCTCGGAATCGTTCAACGGAATCCACTTGCCAGCTGTCATGCGTGACTTCACGTCCTTAACATACATCGGCTTGAGCCATATGCAGTAGGGACTGGTGTTGATCGGGTCAATCCAGTTCGCAGCGGGGTCAAACCGGAAGTTTTCGCGCGGAATCAGATCAACTGATGGTTTGTCCTTGGCTTTGTCCCACTCCTGGTGAGAAATGACTACACCCTGCACTTCCGCGTCTTGAAACGCGCCGAGGACCGTCTGATACCAGAGAATGCTGTGCACGTCCGAACCAGATAGGCGGTATTGCAGCAACTCCTGCATGATTTCCGCGCTTGCTTGGGAAACGTCATCGGTTTCGTCTGGAGCTTCAATGGAGACTACTCCGGATGTCGAGAAGAATGCTTCTGCGACAGACGCCTCTGCACTTCGCACCATCGCCCGAGTCTTCGGGCGAAAGAACTTTGATCGGCCTCGATATCCGTCTGATAGGTACTTACTGCTTGTGGGGTGCTTACTCTGGAACTGGCGGATGTCGCGCTCCAACTCCGGTCTTACGTTGGCGTCGAAGTGGCTTGTGCTGCCACTAAAAGCATCGCGGGCGAACTGTAGCGCATTGGTCTGGTCAATCATTTACTCAAATCTCCGATTGTTCGACCGGCGAAGTCTTGCTTCAAGTCTGCCATGCGGTCATTGTTCATGCGCCCACGGGCCACGTTGTAGCGTTCGAGGATCTCGCCTGCGCCCATCTTGGCAACCTTGATCGTTTCGCTCGCCGAATACCGTTTGTCAAGGTGCATGATGTATCCCCACTGTCCGGACAACATCATGTTGTGGATCGTCGCAATACCCTGCTCGCCTTGGACATTGACCGCCCACAAGTGGCCGGGGTATGCGGCCTCCAGCCCCTCGGCGATCTGCTGCGCAAGGGCTATGTCCATCGCGTCCTGCCTTGCATCGTACTCATTCGCCAAAAGGATGTTGCCCCGTTCCCCGTGCATCTTGAAGCTATCGGGGATGCTAGGGGTGGCTTGGTGTTGTTGGGGGATGATTATGTCCATTCTGGCTCGCATTCCTGCTCAATCAGTTGGGCTTTCTGGTCGTCACTGAGCCACAGATACTCGTTCCGACTGTAATACTGGCGAATGCACTCTGGCAGTTGATCGTATGAATCACTGCCGCTCCTTGAACTTTCGTCCATTGCTGAAGACATAGACATCCTCGCGGGGGTCAATAGGCTCTCCACTGTTCGCCAAGGCAATAGCAACCTCTTCGCTCCACAGTCGTTGCGAGAATGTCGGCCCACCAGGCAGGTTCAACGGTTCGTTTTCGTCAGCCACGGATTTGCCTTTCATAGGCGTCAAACATCGACTTCTGGATCTTTCCCTGCCGCTCGGCAATCAGGCAGGCGTTCTCTTTCTGTTCGTCGGTCATTGTGTCCCACGACATCCCATCAAAAGCAGCCCACTCTTTGTCAATCTGACGATCATACTTGCGCTTTTTGGCACGATACGCTTCCAGCAAAGTTGGTTCAGATACCATCCTCAAAAATCTCCGGCTCCAACACCCGTTCATCGACAATCACAGGCGGGCTTGCATCAATGTCCTCAATTCTGCTCATTGCGTCGATCAGGTCGTCATGCACGCCGAACGGAAACACAAGATATTCCTCAAGGAAACTCTTGTTCAAAGAGTACATGCGTCCCTCCTCATCCCTGCGTTGAGTCGGCTTGAATACCCTGAATGGTTGTCCTTCGGCGATTACCCGCGCCTGCGCCTTGGTTTCGTCCTGTACCACAGCAGGAAGGAAGAATCTTCCGGCCCTGAAGTAAGGCTCAAGCCTCTGCACCCGGTCAATCTTTGATCCCGGTCCCTCACGCGGCCAGGCAAGCTCGACAATCTCAAACGAGTCTTTGTCTCGGCGCATGGATTCCTCGAAGTACTCGATGTCGGATGTACTTCCGTACCTCTCATAGCCAACGCGGACCAGTTGTACGCCAGGCATGTTTTGCCACACCTTGCGTAGCCCTTTGATGGCAGCGTAACGCTCAGTCAGGCTCATGCGATGGTGGAATCCGTCCAGAAGCCAGCGGTTGCCGGCCGAATCAACGCCGATGACTGGTATGGCCGTGCGGTCACTACCCTTCTTCTTGCTCGAGGCAGGGTCACAGAGGATATAGACGTTGAGCGTTGCCGGCCGCACGTCCTGAAATCGCAGCCATTCCTTCTGGAAGATCGCATTATTTCCGGCAGCGGGGTTCTGGAGCATCTGCGCAGCGAGGACGCTGCTGGTCATTAGCCGTTTCTTTTCATCCCAAGTCTGAGGGGGAAGAAAAACCGGATTGCCATCCCGCTGACCGTTGTCTGTCGCGGCGTATATCCTTGGTTTTACCGCGCCCATTTCCAGCATTACCCGGTATGGATCGCCAAAACTGTAACGCGTGCCGACCATCTGAAAGCGCGATAACCCATCCTCGCCGCGGGCGGACAGGTTATTTGATAACGACCACGCTTCCGTGGTCTTGGTAACCATTTCAGGGGAGGTAACGCTGTCGACCGTAACCACATCATCAAACACCAACAGCTTAAAGTGCGAGCCGGTCGGTTGCCCGTCAACGAGGCCCGAGCTAAAAAGCGTCGGTTCTCTTGGATTACTCGTGCGCTTTACGACCAACCCACCATCTTCGCTCCACCCTGGTGCCTCTTTCTGCGGATCTTTCCAAAAGATATCGGGGTACAGTCGTTTTAATTTGTCGTTGGTTTCAAGCTCGTACTTTATCTGTTTCAAGAACTTTCTGGACGCGGGCTTGTTGAACGAGAGAATGCAGATGGTTATCTCGGGGTCATTCAGTATTTCCTGAATGACACCAAAGAACGTAACGATTGTCGATTTGTAGCCCTCCCGGAACCACAAATCAAGGTGCCCGTCCGGGGATCTCTCTACTTCCCGAACCCGGTCGTATAGCCACGGGTGAATGATGTCCAGCCGATTGAGGATGTGGACCGCAAGAAAGAACCTATCCCCCTTGCCTAGCTCCGCCAGCGTCCAGTTATCGCATCCAGACATACTGCAAGTCGCCTCGTAAAAGGCGAGCGACTGCTGCATCGTTGTGGTTGGGTCGTGCAGCCAGGCGAGCGCGGATTGTATGTAATCCGAATTTGGGTGCGTCATGCAGATGCGGCAGGCGCCTCACGCGCTTCCCTATTGCGCGCTATGGTTGCGCGTCGTGCCGCTACGCGCTTCGCCACCTGTTCCGCGCTTTGTTTCTTACCCCTCGTAGCCGCGCCTTTTGCCGCCCTTACCTCGATGGTATTAGCGGCTCGCATTCGCTCAAGTGCCTCTGGTGAGTGCTTATATCCAGCATTTGCCGCTACCACTTTCGCTATGTGCTCCGCAGTTAGTTTCTTCCCGCGCCGTGCCAGCACGGATGCGTCTATTGCCGCCTGCGGCATCCCCCGCCGCAGCCCCGCTTGGCGAAGTTTTTCTTTCGTCTCGTCGCTACGTTTTAGCCCCAAGGCCAATTTACGTACAAAAGCGGCATGCTCCTGGGATAGCTTTCTTCCGGTAATTTGCTCTCTGTGCCTCTCAACGATATCCCGCGGCATCTTAAATCCAAGCGTCGACATCGCGGCCTTACAGGTATTGAAGCAAGGTTTTAGCGCATCGATCCAATGTTGTTCGCGCGCCATAAGTACCATCTTTAGCTCTGAACTCGGCGCGCATACCTCGATGACGACAAACTCAAAAGCGTCGGCGCCGTGTTTCGTCCAGGCGCGTTGCAGAAACGATGCGTGGTGTATTCCCTTGCCCAAGTCACGCAGATGCTGTGTTTTCCGTTTGCGAAGATCAGAACTGCTCCCGACATAGCACCGTCCGGTGCCTGTCTGCTCGATCTTGTATATCCCTGCGGTTTTCACTTGATCGACTCAGCGCGCTTCCGTACTTCATCGAAATTCATAGCGACCGTGACATCTGCCTCGACCTTGAGCGGATTGTCACCATCCCCCGCGATCACGGTGCGCGCCAGCTTGGGAACGTGGTACTCAATCACCGACTGGAACAGATTGAACGCTTTCTCGGGGTTTGGCGGGACCACGTAATCGCCAGCATCGTTCTTGACGCCATCGGCAATCGCATCGAGCCAACCCTGAAGGCGGTCGGCGTTGTTGTCGACGAAGCCCGCAATGGCCTGCCGCGCCTCTTTCGTTGCGCGATTCGGTTGCCCTGGCGGTCTACCTTGACCGGATGTGCTACTACGTCCCATAGCCACAAACTATAATATTTTGCGGAATCATATCATTTCTCTATCTGATGAACGCGGCCAATTGCAGTGACCGGGCGTGACTTTGGTATTAGCCACTCCGGATAGTCTGCTTGTGGTCCGTGGAAGACTCTGTACGAAAGACACTTCCGTTCCCGGCATCTGTTGCTTGTCCATGTCATTGGTTGCTTCTCTATCTCCACCATCTTAATCATTGCCCTTGCAATTACGCGCCAAGGGTATCCTAGCTCACAGGCGACTTCTCGGCTTGTTACCCATCCTGGGCCGCGTTGCTTCATATGTCGCATGATGACAATCTCTAGTTCCTTGAATTCCCATCGTTCTGGTCGGTCAAGGTGTGATTCAAGTTTGATTATCTTCTGCGCTGGCATTTCAGTTGGTTCCCTACGGGGTTTTTGGAAGCGGCATCCAGTGAGTTGGGTTTAGCTTTGCACAACCCGGTACGCGATACCACCCAACCACTTCGCTCCATGCGCCAATTGAAATACCCCATCTCTTTTTGTCATACACCAAGAAATCCTCATACCGAACTTTCGGGGCCGTTTCAATTGGCCGCCATTCCATATTAGTCATTTCGATTCCCGATTGTTCGTCATCTTGAT